GCTGCGCACGCGGTTGAGCAGGGTGCGCTTCGGCGCGGCCCGTCGATACTCGAGCGCGCCGATGATCATGTCGTCGGTGATGGTCATGACAGGCTTCATGGGCATGGACGAGTGCACCCACACGCGCCCCTGCTGACGGCAGACGAAGCCGCGGTTGGCGGTGAGCATCGACTGGATGATCGTGGTCGGGTTCTGCCCGGCGGTGACGACGCCGTCGATGGTGTGGCGCTTGATGAGCTCTCCGTCGCGGGTGCCGATCAGGCTGTCGTCGTAGGCTGCGGACTCGGCGATGCGATCCCAGCGCATGGCGGCGAGGGGGATGCGCCCGCCATTGCGGCGCCAGAGATAGTCGGCAAGGACGAGCGAGGCGTTGTTGCTCCATTTCCAGGTGAGGCGCGCGTCCTCGAGGTCCTCCGGATCATCGGGATCGATCGGCAGGCGCTGCGTCCCGTCGCGCGGGTCGTAGACGGGGACGCCGCGGATGCGGGCGATGGGGTTGGGGCGGCGCGCGCTGCCCCACATCTGCTCGAACTCAGCGAAGGTGGCGCCGCTGTCGGCCTCGAAGACGAGGGTCGCAACGCCGCGCTGGCGGAAGGTGGCAGCGGGCAGCGCCGGGAACGCGGCGGCGAGCAGCGGGTCGATCGGTTGCGCGAGGAGGCCACGGCGCACCGAGAGGCGCACGTTCGCCTGGTAGGGCGGACCGTCGACGACGTTGGTCGATGGCGTCAGGATCGTGTTGAATGGAATGTCATTGAAGACGACCCGCTCCTGGGTGTTGTAGATGGCCTCGACGCTGCTGATGGGCCCTTCGGACCAGAGGAAGCCTTGGTAGTACTTCGTGCCGATCGCCTCCTCGAAGAACAGCGGGCCGCCGATCAGGACCTCGCCATAGACCCAGCGCTGCGCCGGCACCTCCTGGCGGGTGTTGAGGCGGATGTCGGGCGCGTTGACGCCGGCACCGACCTTGCCGCGGTCGGTGAGCGAGGCGCGGGCGAGCGCATTGGCGCCGATGCTGAGGCCGACGGAGAGCACCGTGAGCCCGATCGGCGACGTCAGCGCGGCGAGGCCGGTGCCGACCGCGATCGCGATTTCAAGGGCGGCGATGCCGCCGACGCCCAGCGACACGAGGAGCGGCGCGACGATCGGCACGACTACCGGGGGCACGCGGGCGCCCTCCAGGCATAGCGCGGCGGGCCCTTGATCAGCGCCACGCCCATGTCGATGCGGCCGACCCAGAAACGGGGACCATCGATAGAGATCGCGCAGGCCGGCCCCTCCGAACGGGTCGCAAACACGCCGAGATCGCCGGGCTCGGCGGTCAAGGGCGCGATGCGGTGCCAGCCGTGCCGGCGCGCGGTGCGCGCCACGGCCGGCAGCAGGCCGCGCCGGCCGAGGGCCCGGGCGGCACCGCCCTTTGAGCGATAGCGGCGGCGCCAGCCGCGGCCGAGATCGATGCCGTGGAGCTCGCGCAGGATCGCGGCGACCCACATGGCGCAATCGTCCTTGCCCCAGATGATGGGCTGTCCCTCGGCCCGCGCGATGGCGCGCGCTATGACGTCGGCGGCTGCCACTTGGTGTCCTTCATCTTGAGCGAGGTGATGTAGTCGAAGCCGGTCTCGATCGGGTCTCCGGAGCCGTCGACGCCGAACCTGTGGATGCCTTCCTCGCGCGACCAGGCCGTCTCGGTCGAGCGCTCGAGCGTCCAGAAGCCGGCCTGGCCGATGAGCGTGATCGCGGCGGTGCCGTCCTCGCCGATCGTGTCGGTCGCGTGGTCGAGGAGGATCTCGTCGAGCAGGCGCGGCGTGCCGACGACCTTGCTGCCGGGGCCGATCGCGGCGAGCCAGGTCCTGGCGATGCGGTTGCGGATCTCCATGTCGACGCGCATGAGTGCCTCCGGATCGACACCCGAGAGCGTCAGGCGGACCTCATCGATGCGCAGCTCGGTGGTGCGCGGGGCGACCGTGATCTGTCCGATCGTGCCGGCGCCCTTCCACGCCACGCCGCGATAGTGCAGCGTGCCGATCCCCGACCAGAGATGGACGCGGCCATCGGGATGGTCGATCTCGACGAGCACCTCGAGGGCCGCGCGGCGGCCGCGCAGCGCCGCGGCCATGGCCGGATCAATCAACATGTTCCTGCGCCGCGAACGCGAACGTGCCCTTGGCGGCCTCGCGGAACATCCGGCCGGCGTCCGTGTCCGCAAGACGGAAGACGCCTTGGGCGTGCTGCAGAACGGCCATGTCGCCCACCGCAAAGCTCTGCCTGAGGCGCGGGCGCACCTCGACGCCGGCGACGCCCTGGGCGTTGCTCGCCGAGCCGCGCACGACCTCGTAGAGGTTCCCCGTCGCGGTGGCGATGCCGTTGGGTCTCACCTCGACGAGGTCGCCCGGCGCGAGCACCTCGTCCGTGCTCGGCGGCAGGCCCTTGATCACGAGGTCGACATCGCCCATGGCGGCCGGCGCGGCGATCTCGGCCGTCGGCGGGACCATCCCGGCATTGAGCCAGCCGGTGGTGTCGCTGAAGAGCGTGCTGTCGCGCCACGGTTCCTGCGGCAGCTTGAGGCGGAGGTTGAGCGCGGGCTGGCAGCGGAGCGGATCGGCCATCCGCAGCAGCCCGGCCTCGCCGTCCAGGCGCGCGAAGAACGCGCCCTTGCGCGCCCAGGCACTTGGGCCGCGCTCGCTCTTGTAGCTCGCCTGCACGGTCCAGATCTGATAGGTGAGCCGCGCGTTGCGCCGCGGCGAGAGGGTGGCCTGCGCGCGCATGGCGAAGGTGCGCAGCTGGAACTCGCTGCTGATGAACTGCAGCCACTCGGCCGGCCAGGTGTAGACCTGCATCAGGCGGACCCGTAGAAGGGATCATTCAGGCGCCCGAACGTCTGCGCCTGCTTGACGATGCGGGGCATGTTGGACTCGAGCCGGTCCAGGCGCTGCATGAGCGCGGCGATGGCCTGCGCGCTTGACTCCCGCATGTCGACGTTGACGACCGTCGTGCCGCCGGACGACGAGGGGATGCGCTTGAGGCCGCTGTTGGGGATGATCGTGCCGGTGCGTCCCGGCACGAAGAGCTCGGGCCCGTCCTCGCCGACGATGTGCGGCTTGCCGGCGTACGCCGTGCCGCCGGCGGCGAGCCCCGGAATGAGGAACCCGAAGATGTTGGCGCCGGTGCCGGCCCCGAAGAGGGACTTGGTCAGGCTGGTCAGCGACATCTCGACGAGCTTGTCGGCGATCCGGTTGAGGGCGCGGCGCAGCGCCTCGGCCGCCGAGGTGCCCTCCTTGAGGTCGGAGATGAAGCCCGACATCACATCCTTGGTCAGCGACTGCAGCTCCTGCCATTGCTGGCGCAGCTCGTCCTGCGTCTTGATGAGGCGGTTCTGCTGCTCGGTCGCGGCCGCTGTCTCGAGCGCGAGGCGCTGGATCGACTTCTCGACCTGCGGCGTGATGGCAATGTTGGCCTGCTTGGCGGCATTGAGGAGCTGCTGCTGCGTGCGCGCATACGTGAGCTTGAAGCCGTAATCCTCGACGAGGGGGTTGAGCCCTCTCAAGGCCTGGGTCTCGGCCTCGATCAGGGCGAGCTGCTCGCGCCCCTGGCGGATGGCGCGGGCGAGCTGGTCCTCGCTGGCCGGCGGGATGATCGTGGGCCGCTTCGGGAGGGACTTGTTGACGACCGCATCCCATGGCTGGCGCGTCGGCGGTGGCAGTGGCGACGGCTCGGTGCCGCTCGTGCCAATGCCCTGCAGGCGCTTCATCTCGGCGACGAGCTCCGCGTAGAGCTTCGCGACCTTCTCGAGCTCGGCCTGCGTTTGATTGATCTGGCGGTCGAGATCCGTGCGCACCTGCTCCATGAGCCCAGGCGGCTTGCCTTCCGCGTTCTGCTCGAACTTCCAGACGTCGGCGTAGAGTTTCTGGAGCTGCTCATCGAGCCTGATGAACTCCTCGCGGGCGGCGATCGCACGATCCCTGAGATTGTCGATCTCGGCCTGCCGGGCAAGATCCGCCACCTGCTGCTGATACGTCCCCCTGGCAAAGTCCGTGTTCATGATGGTCTCGAGCACAGACTTGCTGCCCTTGATGGCCGTCAGGACGAAGCTCTGCCACTTGACCTTCAGGTATTCGATGACCTTGTCGTACTCGTCCTGAAGCTTCTCGGCATCGCGCACCAGATCCTCACTCAGAACCCGGCCTGCCTCCTTGGCGCTCTGCTTCATGTCATCGAGGCCGGCGCGGCCCTGGGCGAGCGCCAGGACAAACCGCTTGCCGCCCTTCGATCCGAAGGCCTCGGTGACGAGCACCATCTTCTCCTGCTCGGTGCGCGCATTGGCGACGAGATCGGCGTAGTCGCGCAAGAGCGACTCCGTGCTCCGGATCTGGCCATTGCTGTCGCGCAGGGCGACGCCATTGGCGCGCAGGATCTGCGCCAGTCGCGTGTTGCCGGTGGCGGCCTCGCCGATCTTGTCGGTGAACGCCTCGATCCCGCGGCGGAACGTCTCGGCATCGGCGCCGGCAAGCTGGAAGCCGAACCGCAATCCCTGCAGGGCCTCGACACCAATGCCGACCGCATCCGCGAACTTGGCGAGATCGCTCGCCGCGCTGATCGCGCGCATGCCGGCCGCCATGAGAGTGAGCGGCGTAAGGACGGCCGCGAGCTGGCTGATCAGCGGCAGCAGCAGACCGCGCTGGCCAAGCCCGGCGAGGGCGGACTCCATCTGCTGGCCACGCCGCTCGATGCGCTGGAAGGACTGGTCGGTCTGGGAACGCGCGCGGGCCAGCGCCTTCTCATACTGACTGAGCCGCGCCTCGAAGATCGCGACGAGCTTTTGCACCTCGACGTCGGCCATGATGTCCTCCGGTCAATGAAGGCGCTGCACCACCGCGTCGAACTCCTGCTCGCTCGGCGGCGACGCCAGGGAGCCCTTGCGGTGCGCGCGCTCCCAGTAGCTGGCGATGGCCCCCCACTCGCCGAGCGAGAGCGACATGACGTTCTGCACACCCATCAGGGCCGCGGCGCCTCGGATGGCGGCAAAGTCGATGCGCTGTTCCGGCGCTTGGCCTGTCGCGCGCGGCGCGTCTTTTTTTTTACCTCGGCAAGCTCGGCCGGGCTCACCCGCGCGAGCCCGGCGAGCACGACCGCGTAGGCCGTATCGCGGTTCTCATCGATCGGCCGCTCATCGACATAGCGGCGGACCAGCGTCAGGGCGCGCGGCGGCTCCATGCCGCCACCGATGAGGCCGATGCGCAAAGTCTCGACGATCCCCTTGAGCCGCGCCTCGCGCGTGCGCAGCTGGTGCGCCAAAACGAACACCGAGAGATCGAGCTTCTCCTCGAGCTCCTCGATGCCGGCGAGGCTCAGGCGAAAGGCATAGGTGCCGTCGGCCCAATCGAGCGTGACGAGCCCGTGCTGACTGCTCACGAGGCGATCTCCGTTCAAGTCGCCGCCACCCAAGCGACGGGGCCGTCACTGCCGAGCGTGACGCTCACCGTCGACTTCTCGTTCCGCGTTCCCGTCACCTCGAAGTCGGTCAGCTTGAACTTCCCCGCCCAATGGCCGCCGCCGGCCGCGGCGCCGACATTGACGCGGACGCGGACGTTCTTCGAGGCGCCGCTCGTGAACCACGCAAACCAGCCGGCCACCGATGGGGTGTGCAGCATCCCGGCCCCGTTGATCACGGCGCTGAGCCCGTCGAGGCTGAGCTCGGACCAGGCGGGCGTGTCCGGATTGTCGCAGTCCGGCACCACCTGGCGGTTCTGGTCGGAGGAGAACTGAATGCCGCGATCGGTATTGATCAGGCAGTCGTGGGCAAAGACTTCGGGATCGGCACCATCCCCCACCTGCACGAGCAGCTGAGTGCCATTCATCGTCTGCACTTGAGCCATGGCGTTGTCCTTTCAAGCATGTGAGGCTGCTACGTGAGCGGATCGAGCACGAAGCGCAGGGTGAGCACGCCGTGCTCGGTGAGCCCGTCCGGATCGCGGAAGGCGCGGAACGTCTGAAGATGGCGCACGACGACCGCGTAACCCTCGATGCCGGCGATGCCGCTCAGGGCCGCGATCACCTGCGCCGCGATCTCCTTGAGCTCGCGCTTGGAGCGCGCCGGCGGACGGCTCCAGATGTGAATGTCCTCGAAGACCTCCCAGCCACCGGTGCACGCGGCCTCGCTGCCGCCGTCGTCGAGGACCTGGCTGTCGCCGATCGTGACATAGGGGAAGAGTGCCTGCTCCGGGACGCCGTCGTAGACCCGGCCATCGCAAATGCCGGCCCCGGTCAGCGCCGCGAAGATCGCCGCCTGCAGCTGCGGTCCGATCATCATCCGCCGCCGCCCTTGGCGACCTCGCGGGCCGCCTTGTTGGTCGCCACCGTGATCCGCCGCATGAGCTTCTTCCGCGCCAGCCGGAACGCCGGGTAGAAGAACGGCCGCGCCGGACGGCTCGGCTTGCGTGTCCCGAACTCGACGAAGCGGGCATAGAACGCCGCGCCCCCGCCGGCATGGACCTGCACGGTCAGATCGGGATCGGCCATGCCCTCGGCGGACGTGCCCGCGATTCGGCTGCGGCTCTTGCGGTTCTCCTCGTATGCGCCGAACGCGTAGCCGACGGAATCCCGCAGCCGCCCCGTGTCGACCGGCGCGCCGGCGCGGACGAGCGCCGTCATCTCCTTGGCACTCTGCTCGAGCGCGGTGCGGATGCGCTTGCGCGCCGCCGGCGGCAGCTTGCCGAGCTTGTCGACCAGCGCGCGCCGGCCCTGGATGGTCGTGCTCATGGGGCGACACCGCTCTCGCAGAGGAAATCGACAGCGTGCTGGTCCGCGCTCGGCGTGATGTCGCGGATGTTGTAGATCGTGCCCCGCCGGAGGTCGCGCACGCGCCAATCGGTCGTCACGCGACGCACGTCCGCCGAGTTGAGCACGCCGATCGCCACCTGATGGCGTCCTTCGAGGCGCGCGGCAAGAACGCGCTCGCCTCCGCGCAGATGGACGAACGCCGCCCGCCGGCGAAACTGCTCGACCCAGCTCGAGGTGGTGCCGCCATGGCCGTCGCTGCCGCCCTCGAGCGCGTCAAACGCGACGTGCTCGACGCGATCGCCGGCGCGGTGTCTCGACATGCGTGTGCTCGGATTCGGTCTCTGGGGCCTGAACGTCGATGCACTCGGCCTTGCCGGCGGCCAGCGCGGCCGCGGCGCACGCGTCGTTCACCAGGCCAGACCAGCCGGCGCGGTAGGCGACGGTCACGCGCCCGCGGTAGGCGCCCGGCGAGAAGTCGACGTCGGCGAGGAAGCGGACACGGACGGCCATGGCACGCTCCTGGTGGCTCTGATCGGTGACGCGTGGCGCGGTCACGGGATGTAGTGGACCTCGTAGGGCGCGAGCAGCTGGGCCGCGGGTCCGGGAAGAAGAATGGGGCTCGTGCCGATGACGACATCCTCGCGGTTCTCATAGAGCGTGGCGATCGTCATCAGCGCGCCAACCTTGATCGCGGCAGGGACCTCACTGGCCGGCGCTCCGCCAGGCTCGACATAGCCGGCGCGAAAGCGGACGCGGACAGCCTCGCGCCGCCGCGACACGCGCGGCCAGACCTGGCCGTCGGCAAGGACGATCCGCGCCGGATTGTGCCCGCCGATGCCGATCACCTCGTAGGCCGAGGGATCGAGTGCGCGCACCGCGTCATCCTCGTCGAGATAAGCGACACTCAGCACGGCCATCAGCGGCGGCAGGGGCAGCTCGATCTCTCGGCCGCAGAAGTCGTCGCGACGCAGCTCCCAGGTCTGGGCGTGCAAGGCCCGGCCGAGCCAGCCATCGCGGCCATCGAGGCTCTCGATGACGGCATCGCGATAGAGCGCGAGCAGCGCATCATCGTCGGCGTGATCAACGCGCACGTGCGCCTTGACCTCGTCGAGCGTGAGCACGGGATAGGCCGGATCGGGCGGCGCGACGGGATAGAGCGGCACGGCGATCTGAGCCCTCCGCGATCAGCGCGCGCGCCGCGCCTTGGCGGCCGGATCAGGCTTCGGCTTGGACGCCGCCGGCGGCTGTGGCGCCGGCGCCGCTGATGTGCGGCCGCTGCCGGCCAGCCGACGGACGCGGCCGACCGACACGAGATTGTCGACGAGCTCGACGGGCACGTCGACATGGTCGCCGGCACCGGCATAGGAGATGCCGATGCCGTCATTGAAGTGGAAGCCGACGAGCACTTCCACGGTCTCGGTCCTGCTCATGGCCGTCGCCTCCCGGTTGTGCGCATGACGTATCCCACCCGGCCGCTACGCCACCGCCGTCTGCGGCACATGGGCGCCATAGCGCGGCATGCTGAGCTCGATCAGGATCCCGGCGAGCACAGGATCGGCGACGACCTCGACGCTCTTCATCCGCAGCCAGCTCTTGCCCGCCGGCAGCCGGTCCGTTGGCACCTCGAGCACGTAGAGCTGGCTCGCCCCCGCGGTCGTCGTGAAGCCGGCCGCCGAGCGCGCGACGACGTCGGCCGGCACATCGTCGCCGCCGATGTAGGATTGTGCGTAGAAGGGAACCGCGACCGGATTGGCGCCGCTCGCGTCGTCGCAGGCCTCGAGGGTGAGCGTCGCCGTGCCCGTCACCCCCGCCGCCTTGTAGAGGACGAAGCGGGCGGTCTGATAGGCCTTCACGTTCACGACGGTCGAGTACGTCGTGCCGGCGAGCGCGTTGGCGACAGGGTCGAGACCTTTGATGATGTGGCGATGACCGAAGGTGAGCTTCATGGCGGATCTCCAGGGGTGTCGGGTGCCGTGCAGCACCCCGGCGCTGGCCGGGGCGCGAGGATCGTTGTGCCGTCAGCCGGGCGCTCAGGCGCGCGTCTGCAGGGTGATGAACGTCGACTGCTTGTCCGTGCCCTTGAAGGGCGTGATCGGCTTGTCGTCGATCGGCTGGCCGTCGTAGCGGTAGATGAACCGGAAGGCCTGCTCGTTGGTCAGGAACGCGACGTGGATCGACGTCGCGTATTGGATGTCGCCCTTGTCGATCATGATGTAGCTCGTCGGGTCGGCCAGCACGATGTCGCCCTCGGTGCCGAGCGTGTTGCAGTACTCGATCGGGATGACCGGGCGGCCGAGGAGCGTGCCGTAGGGTGCCGTCGAGAGACCGCCCGGCGGCAGATAGACCGGCACGCCACCCGTGCCGATGACCTGGTGCAGCGCCATCAGCGCCGGCGTGCAGTCCTGATTGATCCACCACTCGGCATTGGCCGCGCTCGACGCCGGCAGCCGCGCCATCATCTTCGTGATGTTCTCGAAGACGATCGTCGCCGCGCCCTGACCGCTTTCCTTGGCGATCGCCACCTTGCAGCCGGCGTTCATGAAGCCAAGACCCATGGCCCCGCCGGTGCCCTCGAACATCACGTCATCGAGGTTGAACGCCAGCTCCTCCGGATAGGCCTGCGAGATGACCGCCCCAAGGGCCGTGCTGTCCTGCAGGAGCTCGTCGGTGGCGTAGAGCAGGCCGGCCATCTTCTTGAGCTGCAGGTTGAGCTGGCGGAACCTCGGCCGCGAGGGGGTGAGCGATTCACCCTCGCCGATGTGGTACATCTGCACGCCGCCCCACCGCGAGCCGGTCGTGCGGCTGTCATCCTTGAGCGCGTTGATCTTCAGCCCGTTCTTGTCGGCCCCGATCGGCACCCGGCGCGCGCGACTGGCAATGCGCGCCACGCGGAACGCGCGCATCAGCAGGGCATCGGCGAGCTGGGAGTCGACCAGGAAGCCGCCGTCCTCGGGCACGGTCTCGTTGGCCCCGAGCGAGGCCTGCCGCAGCCGCGGGTCGATCTGATGGGTGATCGCCGCACGACGCACCGCGGAGAGGAAGTCGCCGAACGCCGCCCGCTGCGCGTAGCTCATCGTTTGGCCGGGGGGAACGACATGGGCCGCGGCCGGCAAATGGCTGTAGCGGGCCATGAAGCCGTTGAGCGGCTGCGGCTGGACATCCGTGCCGGGCTTAGTGGTCTTCTCCGGATCGGGCAGCGCCGGCATGGCGCGCGCCTCGTCGGCCGCCGCCTCGGCGAGCGCGATCGACTCGTTCAGATTGGCAATCTCCGCCTTGAGCGCGCCGGCCTTCGCCAGATCGTCGCCAGTGAGACCCTGCAACGGGTCCGACGCCTCGACGAGTTTGTTCAGCGCCTCGAGCTTGAGGCGCTTTGCCTCACGCATCTCCTTGAGCTTCTTCAGCATGACCAGGTCCTTTCATGTGACCGGGTGGGCAGCAGCAAGGGGCCCGGAGGCCCCCGGGTGACAGGAGGATCGGCGTCGCATCGGCGCGCCTACCTCAAAACCTGTTCGTCGCTGTCAGAGCGCCGCGAGCTCGGCGAAGCGGCGATAGCGCTCGCGCTCGGCAACGGCCTCCGCGCGGCCGGTCGGCTCGACGTCGGCCCGCCGCGCGGACGCCGCCGGCGCGAGCAGGCCAAGCCGCTCGAAGGCCGCCTCCGGCGCCTCGAGGCGGTCGATCATCCCGAGCTTCTGGCACTCGGCCGGCATGAGCAGGCGGCCCTGGCCGAAGTCGTCGCGGACCGTGGCGACCGACACCCCGCGTCCGCGCGCCACGGCCTTGAGGAACGCCTCGTAGATCGCCTGGCACTCGAGCTGGTAGCGAGCCTTCGCCTCCTCGCCGAGCGGCTCGAACATGTTGCCCTCGATCTTGTACTTCCCCTCGTAGATGAACGTCGGGGCAATGCCCGCCGCCTTCCACATGGCCGAGCAGTCGAGGTGCATCATGCGGACGCCGATCGAGCCGACGCCCATGCCGGACGGCAGGCACACGATCTCGCTCGCCTGCGCGGCAATCCAATAGGCGGCGGAGGCCGCCAGCGTGTCGACCACGGCCGTGACCTTCTTGCTCTCGCGCGCCGCAAACAGGGCGTCGGCGGCCTCGGGCGTGCCCGTCACCAGCCCGCCCGGGGAGTTGAACACCACGACGATCGACTTGACGCTGTCGTCGACGGCGAGCGCCCGCATGAGGCGCGCAAAATGCCGGGTCGACACGATGTAGGGTTGGAACTCGACATCGTAGTCCACGGCGCCGCGGAAGGAGACGAGCGCAATGCGCCGGCCCCCCGGGCCCGGCACAAACATCGGCTGCGCCAGGCGCTCGGCGAGCGCGATGCGCGGATCCGCATCAGCGCCGTCGGCCGTGGCGGCGCCGGCATGCAAACGCAACAGCGCGCCATGGTCCTCGCCGCCGAATGCCGCCACCACCTCATCGTCCGTCACCCGCTCGCAGCGCGCGACGCGCAGGCCAAGCGCCGCCAGCACGCCGGCGGTCGCTTCATGCATGGCGATGATCTCGCCGTTGCGCTCGACAAGCGTGCGCCTGAGCCGTGCAAACCTCATGCCGCCTTCTCCCTGGCGAGATCGACGAGGCGGGCCGCCTCGGCAATGCCGTGGTTCTCGAGATGCTCCAGCACCGCTAAGGGCGCCTCCGCGGCACATTGCGCCGCGCGCGCCCGGCAGTAGGTGCCGGCCAGTTCCTTGCTCACGCCGAGCCGCTGCATCACGTCCGAGACGTGGCCGCCGTAGAAGCTCCGCGCGTACCGGCGCCAGGCCTCGACGTCGTCGGCGAACCGCATCACCGCCTTGCGCAAGACCGCCGTCTCCTTGCGCACCAGCGCCGCGGCCGGATCGCTTCGCGGCGGCGCGATCCGCTGTGGCGCCGCGAGCGCCGCGCCGCCCGCGGGCCCAAGGCGCCCGCCTTCGGCCGGGTCGCGGTTCGAGGGGTTCGTGCCAAGCGGCGGCAGCGCGTACTCGGGCCCGCCGAGCGTGTTCAGGCCCTCGATGGCCCGTACCTCGTCGACCGACATCCACGCCGGTGATCCCCCCGAGCCCAACGCCTTCGAGAAGTAGTCGGCCCGCGCCTGCGAGTTGCCGCGCAACAGACCCTCGAAGTTGTATTTCGCCGTGTACTGGCGCGGGTCGACGATCAGGTCGCGGCGGATCGCCTGCTCGACGCGCGTGCCGATCGGCAGCAGCGTGTAGCGCACGAAGTTGAGCGACTGCTCCTCGACGTTCGAATGCGTCGCCCCGTCCGTGATCCCGAGCATGTGCGGCGGGATGCGCAGCCGGCGCGCGAGCTCCAGGATCTGGAACTTGCGCGCCTCCTCCATCTGCGCGTCCCTGGCCGTCATCGACACCTTCTCGGCCGCCATGCCCTCCTGGAGGACGAGCGGCCGGTGCAGATTGAGCACCCCGGCCGCGCGCTTCATGATCTGGCTCAGAAGGTTGTCCTTCGCCTCCCGGCTCAGCTTCCCGGGGTGCGAGATCACGTAGCTGTGGTTCAAGCCGTTCGAAAACACCCGCGCCGCATACTGATCCGCCGCCAGCGCGATGGCGATCGCCTCATCGGCGTGCTCGACGAGCCCCATCCCGCGCACCCCGCCCGTGATGAGCCCCGGGAGGCGGAACATCTCTTCGGCGAGCAGCACACGCTCACCACCGCCAGGATAACGCACGCGATAGCGCCAGCGCGGGCGGCGCGGATCGCCATACGTCTCCGCCGTCACCAGGTCCGGATGCAGCGGGATGAGCTGGTCGACCGGCCCCCGCGGCCCGGCAACGATCTCCGCATAAGCGACCCCGCGCAGCGTCGCGTGCCAGTGCATGAAGCACCAGAAGTCATAGGCCGTATCGACCTCATTCGGCTGCGCGGCAATCAGGTCCTCGAGCGGATGGTTCGGCGCCGGCTCACGGCCACGCTCGAGCTTGCGCAGCATGTGCAGCGGCACCGCCGCCATGACCTCGGCGAGCAGGCTCACGCACGCATAGACCGCCGAGGCCTTGATCGCGCGCTGCGGCGTCACGCGAATGCCGGCCCCCGTCAGCGCCCCGGCCGGCCCATACCAGAAGTCGTCGTCCGCCGATGGCAGCCCGACCCCATCCGCGGCGCCGGCACGCGGCCACAGCGCGCTACCGAGCCGGCCCAACAAGCCCATCGCGCCCTCGCGCCGCCTCACACGAACACATCCGCGTCCTCATAGACCGAGCGTCCGCGGGCCTCAGGATTGCGCACCATGAGCGCGACCGCATTGAAGAGCGCCATCAACGGATCGATCTTCGCCATGCCGGCCGCCTGCTTCGTGATCGTCACCGCGTTGCCCCGCGCCTCCACCCGCGCATTGCCGACGCACCAGGCCATGAGCGGCTGATCCGCGTGCACGAAGTCCCCGCCGGCGAGCCGCCGCTCCGCCGTCTTGACCGTCGTGTTGAGCGTCAGCGAGCCCTGGCGGATGCCGGCGACGCGCCCCTTCTGCGGGTCCGCGTCGAACCCGGCGCGCGCCAACGCGTCGAGGATGTCGATGATCCCCGCCGGATCGACGCCGATCGCGAACGTCTCCGGCAGCAGCGCCGCCGCCTCGATCCTCTCGATGACCTCGACGACACCCTCGACGTCGTCGCCGGAGCCGTCGTCGACGATCGTCAGGTCGCCGTCCTGCTCGAAGTCGAGAAGCCGCGGCGCGATCTCCTTGCGCCGCTCGAGGACACACCGGTTGGCCCAGGCATGGCTCCACGAGAGCCAGCGCCGCGTGTCGCGCTCGCGCCCGAGAACGGTGAGCCCCAGCAGGTCGTCGAGACCGCCACCGTCGATCCCGACCACCACGACCTCGCTGCGCGCGATCAGATCATTAAGGTCCAGCCGCCCGTCGACGGCGGCGAGCCAGTGATCGGCGCCGGCCCAGCGGTCGCTGCCGAGCGCGAGCCCGATCTCGACGTTCAGGTGCTGCGACGCGAAGAGGATGGTCTGCGCCTCGCCGGTCTCCTCGGCATTCGCCATCTCGCGGGCCAGGAACGCCGGGTCGACCGAGCGCCCCATGTTGGGGTTGACGAGCGCCCAGGTCTTAGGGTCGCGCCAGGCCCCCTCCTTCTGCAGCCGCAGCGGCAGCTCGTAGAGAACCGGCAGCAGCGGCAGGCGGCGCTTGCCGTCGCGGACGTCGCGCGCCTTCTGCAGCTCCGCCTTGAACACGCCCGCCGGCGGGGACTTGCTCTGCGTCGTGATCTGCATGAGAAAGCCGTCCGGCCGCGCCGCCAGCGCGCCGCGCAGCTCGATGAAGACCTCGGCAGCCCGCGACTTCGCCGCGAAGACGTGCGTCTCGTCGATGAGCGTGAACGTCTGCTTGCCGCCGGTGATGACGTCGGTGTCGGCGGCCTTGATCTTGATCATCGCCCCGGTGCGCCGGTGCGTGATCGTGCGGATGTGGTGCTGGCGATGGAACAGCTTGTCGAGCTCGGCATCGGCGCGGACCATGCCGTCGGCCTGGCCATAGGCGATGTCGGCGATCTCCTTGGTCGGCGCGATCAGCAGCAGCTCCGCCTCCGGCCGGCGGTTGAGGATCGCCCCCGTCATCATGACGCCGGCCGCCCCGGAGCTCTTGGAGTTCTTCTTGGGGACCAGGAGAAACACCTCCTGGATGTGCCGTCGGCCGGCAGCGGGATCAAAGGCCCCAAAGAGAGCCGCCACGATGTCGCGGAACCAGTCGCCGCCCGCCTCGCCGAAGGTCGGCCGGCCTGGGATGTCCGGGATCCGCAGCCGGTTGAAGACGCGCACCGCGCGCGCCGCCTCGTCCTCGAAGAGCGGCAGCGTCGGCACGAGGGACCGGCCGGAGAGGATGCGATCCTCCCAGTCCAGGCACGCGGTGTTCCAGTCCATCAGTTGACGGTGGTGCCCTCTGGGACGTCGAGATCGTCACCCCATTCGCTGCCGTGGCCTGCCGTTTCCGCGGCCAATCGTGCCGCGGCCTTCTTGCCGAGACGGACGACCGGCTTCTTCGCCGCCGCCGGCGGCGGCGCGTCGCCCTTGGGGTGGGCGGCACCAGCTGCGAGCTCGGCGATGTGGATCGTATCGATGAGCTTGCGCAGCGCGCTCGCGTTGCCCGCCTGCGCCTGCTTCCACAGCAGCTCGTAGGCCTCCGCCTTGCGCCGCGCAAAGCCGGTCTGCAGCTCGGCCGCGAAATGCCGGTCGAGCGTCGGCGGCGAGCAGCCGATGGCCAGCGCGATCTGCTCGCGCGTCATCCCACACGCCACGAACCGCTCGACCTTCCCCCTCATCGCCGCCGTCACCTTGAACGGGCGCCGTCCTCGCTTCGCCACCACCGCGCTCCGCGCAAGCCAATTTTTTGAGTCATTTTCGAGTTTTGCAGAAAATCTCTCCGCGCGAAAAAAATTCTCTGCATGCGTGCCCCCCGCCGGTCCCCGGCGGCGCCGCACCCCGGGATTAAGCGCCCCCTGGTCATGCAACCACAGCGGGCGCACCGCCAGCGCGACCGCAGGCGTGCCGCTCCCGCGCACGCGGCTGCCCGGGCCACAAGCACCTGCCGTCAGCCTGCGGGCCCGCTGCACGGCCCCACCCGCTCCTCACCTCCTCGCCGCGCATAGGTGGCCCACCATTTGGCGACGGCAACGCTCTGCGCCGCCCGCGTCTGCGCCCGCTCGGGAGCTGCGGCAATGCGCGACAGGCACACCTCGTCAGGGGTCTCCAGCACAACAATGCGCCGCGGCCTCAGCACGCGGTCCCACCACGCCCGCTTCGCCGCCGCCGGCTCGCCGACGATGAACCACGCCGCCGGACACGGCGCGTCACGCTGCCCGAGTGCGGCCAGCAGCCGGTTGCGCGCCTCGAGCGCCTTCATCAGGCCAGCACGCCAGGAGGAATCGAGCCCAGCGCCGGACAGCCTCGCTTTGATCTCGTCGAGGTCGATGATGAGGTCCTCGGCCTGCGCGCGCTGGCGTACCCACGTCGTCTTGCCCGCCGCCGGTGGACCGCACACGATGGTCAGCGGCACCGTCGACGGCGCCAGGCCTTCCGGATAGAGGAGGCCATGCACATCGCCCCGGCGCTCGCGTTCGCGCGCGGTCTTGCGGTTGTGGCACGCCCCGCACAGGAGTTCGATGTTGCCGGGGTCGAGCGGCGCACCGCCGTCGACGAGCTCTTCGATGTGGTCGCCATAGATGCGCCCGCCCTTGGCGCCGCACGACGCGCACACCCGACCGCGTTCGGCGATCAGCGCCCGCATGAGCGCCTGCCACGCGGGCGACTTGTAGAACGCCGCGGTCAGCTTGATGGCACCCGGCGGGCGAACCGTCCGCGTATCGAGCGGCCTCAGCGGTGAGAGCGGCAGACACTTGAGGCGCGGCGCGTGGCCGAAGCCCGTCACATGATCCTCCCCTCAGCCGGAAAAGCAAAACCCGCAGACGCGGGAGCGCCAGCGGGTCCGTCTTACCGAGTCCTCGGCAATGTAGCGATTTAGGGAGATGATTCGCGTCATTTGTCAATGGCATTCAGAACGTCAAGCGCGATCGTTCAGATTACGTTCCAACGCTCCTCTAACCGCATCAGAATGAATAAAGGGCAGACCGGAGCCTGCCCTTTGGATCTCGTGGCATAAAGCCTTGTTACCGGAGAGCCCACGCCGCGATCTCTGCTATGAGAGCATGATCAAACACTACATTTGCTTGGATTTCAAGTCTGGTCGGCTAACTTATGAGAATTCGGCCGCCGACAGATAATCAGGTGCTACATGCCATTCTCCGCGCCTACTCCGAGACTTCGCTTCGCATTCGATCTGGGGACCCAGTCCATCGGCTGGGCAGTTTTCGCGATAGACGACACAAGCACCAGCCCACGGGCAATTGGTCTGGTCGACTGTGGCGTGCGCATCTTCGACGACAGTCGCAACCCGAAGGATGAGAAGCCGCTGGGGGAACAACGCCGAGGACCGCGTGCGGCCCGGAGGCGGAGAGACCGCTTCCTGCAACGTCGGCAGCGCCTCATGCAAATGCTATTAGGATTTGGTCTGCTGCCCACCGGCCAATCCGAACGAACTGCCTTAGCAACTCTCGATCCGTATCGACTACGCGCTGAGGCATTGGATCGGCCCCTCACGGCTCACGAAATCGGGCGCACACTTATCCATCTTAATCAGCGTCGCGGGTTCAGATCGAACCGCAAGGCCGATGGCGATGATGCCGACGAGAAAGGCAAGATCGCACCGGCCGCCGAACGCCTCACCGCAAACATGACAGCCGCAGGCGCGCGGACCTTCGGCGAATTTCTCTGGCAGCGCCATCGAGGTCCTGACGGCCGGGCCTCGCCGCGCAACCGTCAGTCCGTACGTATTCGGCTCGAAGGCGAGGGCCGCGATGCTCTTTATGCATTCTACCCAACGCGCGCCATGCTGGAAGTTGAGTTTGATGCAATCATGGCTGCGCAACGCGCTAGCCACCCGCATTTGCTGACGGACGATCGCGTGCAGCTATTGCGCCGGGAAATCTTCTTCCAACGCCCTATGAAAGCGCCGAAGCGCGGCAAGTGCACCTTCGTTCCCTCAGAAGAACGGATGCCGAAGGCGCTGCCGAGCGTAGAGGCTCGCATCATCTACGAGGCGGTCAACAATCTGCGCTACGGCGTTGGTGTTCGGGTGGACACGAAGCTGACTGCGCCGCAACGCGATGAGATCGTCAAGCAATTGCTCCAGGGCAGCAATGTTACGGCGTCTCAGCTGCGCAAGATTACGGCGGCGCCGGCCGACGCTCGTTTCCAAATCGTCGCTGGCGAAGTGAACGGGCTGAAGGATTATGCGGCGGATACCGCAAAAAAGCTCGCCGCCGACGATGCCTTTGGCGCCGCGTGGCATAGCTTTCCCTTGGCACGCAAAGACGAAGTCGTCTGGAAGCTCATTGGAGACGATGACGACGACGCGGTTCGCGATTGGCTGATCTCGGCGCAGGGGTTATCTTTAGAGGCGGCCCGCAAGGTCGCCAGCTTTTCGTTCCGTCCCGGCACTGCGAGGCTGGGCGCGACCGCCAACGCAGCTGTTCTCGCTCAACTGATGGCTGCCGACGTTCCGACCTACAGCGAAGCAGTACAGCGGGCCGGTAATGCGCGTGGGGAGACATGGCATCACTCGGATCTCGAGAATCCGGAGCTGCGCGAGTTCCTGCCTTACTACGCTCAGGTGCTGGAACGACAGGTTCTACCCGGCACAGGCGCTCCGGGTGACGACCCCCTCGAGGCGTATCACGGCAGAATTGCGAACCCGACCGTCCATCGTTGCCTCAGACAATTGCAGAAGCTCGTCAACGCACTGATCCGCAAGCACGGGCGGCCAACGCAGATCGTGGTTGAGGTCGCCCGCGATCTGAAGCTTGGCGAAAAGCAGAAAGCCGAATACCGCAAGACGAACAAGCAGAACCGCGATGCCAATGATGCCCGTCGGGCGGAGCTCGAGGCCAGGGGCATTTCGATCACAGCCGATGCTCTCCTACGATTGAGGCTCTATGAGGAGCAATGCCGCGTCGGCGATGGTGTCGCGCTGTGCCCGTACAGCCTTGAGCCGATCGCGCGCGAGCAACTCTTCTCAGATCTCATTGAGATCGACCATATCCTCCCGTATTCCCGCACCTTTGACGACAGTCCGGCCAACAAGGTCGTCTGTTTCCGTCACGCCAACCGCGATAAGCGCAGGCTCTCCCCACATGAGGCGTTCGGGGACAGTCCCAACTGGGCTGCAATCGAGACTCGCGCCCGATCGCTGCCTGCCAACAAGCGTTGGCGCTTCGCTGAGGACGCCATGGAGCGGTTCGAAAACGAAGAGCGCGATTTCACAGAGCGCCAGCTAAATGAGACGCGCTACATCTCGAAGCTGGCCCGCGCCTATCTCACAGTCGTCGCGAGGAAAGGCAGTGTCTACGTGACGACAGGGCAGCTCACCGCCATGCTCCGCCGTCGCTGGGGGCTGAACGCGATCCTGAGGGGCGACAACCAGCCCGAAGACGAGCCCGCCCGCAAGGTGCGCGATGACCATCGCCACCACGCGATCGACGCGATCGTGATCGGCGCCATAGACCGGCCGCTCTTGAACGAGATGGCGCGACGTGCAGGCCAGTTCGAAGGCGAGGTGCGCGACTGGCGCATTACCGATGCCGCACCTGAAGAGCCGTTCCCCGGCTTTGCAGAAACCGCTACTCGTCTCCTACGCGGCATCGTCGTGTCGCGCAAACCGGACCACGGCAAAGGTGGCGCCCTGCACGAGGAAACCGCCTACGGCATCGTGCGCGACAAATCTGAGGCTGAGGTCATCGGCAATCTTGTGACGCGCAAGCCAATTGACCTGCCCTATTTCTTCGGACCACTTTTAACTTGAGACGACCACCTTGGTTGCTGCCTTTGATAGCCCCTTGCGGGACGTTGATGCGACGGGGCGGAGCGCGGAGGCTCCACATACCGC